CAGATGCATACTGTCACAAGATCATGGGTGGCACAGAGAAGTATACAGACGCTCCTGTGGTCATCTCTACATGGCAGAGTATCTACAAGGAACCTCGTAAGTTCTTCCAAAGATTCGACACAATCATTGGTGACGAAGCACACCTATACAAAGCGAAAAGTCTGTCAGGTATTCTCACCAAGTGCCATGATGCAAAATACCGCGTTGGACTGACAGGTACTCTGGACGGTATGCACACTCATCAGTTGGTGTTGGAAGGTTTGTTTGGTAGGTGTGAGCAAGTAACCAAGACTGTGGACCTAATGAAGAAAGGTCATCTCACTCCACTGAAAGTAAATATTCTTTTGTTGAAGCATGGGTATGTTCCTTTTGATGACTATCAACAGGAGATGGACTACCTCGTCTCCCATCCCAGAAGAAATAATTTGATCACTAATCTGGCATGTGATCTGAAAGGCAACACACTCATTCTCTTCAACTACGTCGAGAAACACGGAGACCCTTTGTGGGAGTTGCTAAATAATAAAGTGGAGGATGGTCGCAAGATCTTCTTCATACATGGTGGTATTGATGCCTACGATCGTGAACAAGCACGATCTATTTGCGAGAATGAAAAGGATGCCATCATCCTTGCTTCCTACGGGACCTTCTCTACTGGTATCAATATCAAAAATCTACACAACGTAATCTTTGCTAGTCCATCCAAATCAAGGGTAAGGAACCTCCAATCTATTGGACGTGTCCTTCGTAAAGGTGATAACAAGGCACAGGCAGTGTTGTATGACATTGCAGACAACTGTTCCAGAGGATCTAAAAGTAATTATACCCTTCGTCATCTTGCTGAAAGAATCAAGATTTACCAAGAAGAAAAATTTAATTACGACATCAAGGAGATCAAACTAAAACATGATTAATTACATTCGACACGACGAACAATTCTTTGGGACAATCAAATTGATTACTGGGGAAGAAGTCCTCGGTGAGATATTGGTGAGTGAAGATCCTGATACCAAACAAGATTTAATTTTCATTCAGAATCCTGCCAAGACAAAGATCGTCGAATTGGATGCTGAGGAAGAACAACAACGTGTTGCTATGGGATTCATCCGCTGGATGAATTTCTCTGATGAAGATTTCTATGTTGTGGATGAGAAGTCTATTATCTCCATCGCACCGATGTCGAAGGAAGCAGTTATGATGTACAAACGTTGGGTTCGTAAAGAAATAAAAGAAGAAGATGAATCAGAGACCGAAGTTCCAATGAACAAAAGTATGGGTCTCGTACACACTGTTGATGAAGCACGTTCATTCTTGGAAAAGATCTTCAACAGTGGATCTCACTATCATTAATAGCTCAATAAAGCTAAGTGATCTCTGAACCCTGACAGTGTTATCATAATTATAATTATTATTCTTGTCAAGCTGTCCTCTTGTCACTTGACATTTTTGTCATCATAAGTTAACATTATGCTATCCGTGAACAACCATATGTCTATTTCTATGCCAGCACGGAAGAACGCCAAAAAGAAAGAACACTATGTCGATAACAAGCAGTTCCTTCATGAACTGATTATCTATCGCAATAAGTGTGAAGTTGCCAAATCGAAAGGTCTTCCGAAACCCCGTGTCTCGAATTATATTGGTGAGTGCTTCCTGAAAATTGCTACCCACCTCTCATATCGTCCTAACTTCATCAACTACATGTACCGTGAGGACATGATTGGTGATGGCATCGAGAACTGTATTCAATACATTCACAACTTCAATCCAGATAAGTCAACCAATCCGTTTGCATACTTCACACAGATTGTGTACTATGCATACTTACGTCGTATCGCCAAAGAGAAACGACAGCAGGCGATCCGAGAGAAAATTCTGGAACGGAAAGGGTGGGAAGAGGTCATGCACTCCGACGACCTTGACAACGTGGCTGACATGAACTATATTAAGTCACGAGTCGAGTCAAACACTAGGTACTAAAATGACTGATCATTACATGTCTGACTACTGGCGGGGTGGTACTGCTACCGACAGGAAGTCCGAACTGGTTAAAGAACTGGCAGATCTGTTGGGGGGAATCACCTACACTCAGACTTGTACCACGAGTGCTGGTAAGACATATAAAAAACTTGTGATTGAGTATGAAGATTCTGCTAATAACTGACCAGCACTTCGGTGCTCGTAATGATAGTCAGGTTTATGTTAACAAGTATCAAAAATTCTACTCAGAAACAGTCCTTCCTTACATAGATAAACATAAGATCACTCAGGTCATTGCCCTGGGTGATACTTTTGATCGACGTAAAGCGATCAATTTTAATTCGCTACAAGCGGCAAAGGATATGTGGTTTGACCCGCTACGCGAGCGAGATGTGAAAATGCACATGCTCGTGGGCAACCATGACATCTATTACAAGAATACTCTCAGAATTAATAGTCCCCAACTTTTGCTCGGAGACTACGACAACATTACTGTCGTGGATGATCCTCAGCAATTATCTTTTGGTGACACTAATATACTTCTTCTTCCTTGGATCTGTGATGAAAACAGACAGCGATCCATGGACCTTATCGAGAGCAATAGTGCGTCTATCTGCCTTGGCCATCTTGAACTTAATAATTTTGAACCTATTCCTGGATATACCATGGAACATGGGGATAGTCCAGATCTGTTCTCCAAGTTTAATTTAGTATGTAGTGGTCATTTCCACCACAAATCTAGAAAAGGCAACATCGTATATCTCGGTAATCCGTACCAAATGTTCTGGAATGATTACGGTTGCGATCGTGGGTTTCATGTACTAAATACTGATACCGAAAAACTAACCTTTGTCAAAAATCCAAATAGTATGTTCCACAAGATCTACTATCGGGATTCTGAAACTGCCAAGATTGATTACGAATCACTCACTGACAGTTATGTCAAACTAATTGTCGAGAAAAAAGAAGACCAAGTTCTCTTTGATAAGACATTGAAACAAATCAATGCCAGTGGTATTGCTGACTTGAAGATTGTAGAAGATACGTTTGTGCATCTTGATGAGGTAGATGAAGATCTAGAACAAGAAGATACACTTTCCATTCTACAAAATTGTGTCAAAGAAATCGATAATCGTGACGAGGTTTTCGGTATTCTAAAATCTCTGTATGTAGAAGCACTTCGACTCTAATGTACGTTCTAGTTGACAAAAAATCTGGTGGCGTGTATGCTGTTCGAGATGACACGATCAATGAACGGGTTGTCCAAATCTTTGAACAGGAAGACGATGCTGAGCGTTACCATGGTTATCTGATTGCCAGTGACTATAAACGCAAACTGGAAGTCCTAGAAGTCGAAGAGGATGTGGTCAAAGAGAACTGTTCCAACTATGGATATAGTTACACCATCATTAGACCCAATCATATTGTATTTCCCCCTGGTGATAACGACGAATGATTATTTTTGAGAAGATTCGCTGGAAGAACTTTCTGTCCACAGGTCAGCAGTTCACCGAAGTAGATCTTCAAGAGTCACCCACTACACTGATCGTAGGAAATAACGGCGCGGGCAAGAGTACCATTCTTGACGCGCTTTGTTTTGTCTTGTTCAACAAACCATTCAGGAAGATCAACAAACCACAGTTGATGAATAGTGTTAACGAACGTGAACTTGTAGTGGAAGTTGAGTTCCACATAGGTTCTGTTGATTATAAAATAGTAAGGGGTCTTAAACCTGCGCTGTTTGAGATCTACCGTAACAACGAACTGGTAGATCAGAATGCAGCAAATAAGGACTATCAGAAGCACCTGGAACAGAGCATACTTAAACTTAACTTCAAGTCTTTCACTCAGGTTGTTATTCTTGGTAGTAGCACTTTTGTGCCTTTTATGCAGTTGCCTGCTGCTCATCGAAGAGAAGTTATCGAAGATCTTCTAGACATTCAAATCTTCTCGCAAATGAATTCGTTGCTCAAAGAACGACTGAAAGATGTCAAGGATGAGCAGAGGCAGTGTGAATATGAACTAGAACTTGCACAGCAGAAAGTTGATATGCAGGTTCGTAACATTGAGAATCTCCAACAAGTTGATGCCAAGCATGTCGAAGACAAGCAGGAACGGTTTATCAAGAACGAGAATCGTGTAGTTGATATTCACAGTCGAGTCAAAGAATTGAATGGGTGGATCTCCGAGATCGAACCTGAGATTCTAAAACTTGATGCTGCTGTTGAGAAGCACGAAAAGTTCAAAGTGATGCGTACCAAACTCATCTCTAAGTTTGATCAGTCTAAGAAAGACTATGACTTCTTCGTCAGTAATACTACATGTCCTGTGTGTACTCAGGACATCGAGAAAGACTTTCGGATTGATAAACAAGCAGAACTAAATCTCAAATGCCAAGAACTACATGATGCTGGAACACAGATCCTTAACAACATCAATGAGTTCAGTAAGACTGTTAAAGAACTTCGCGACAAAGCGAGCAAGGTCAACGAATATCGATATGAGATTCAGTCACTCACCAAAGAGGAGATGCACCTCCTGAAAGAGAACACCAAGATCATGACTGATGTTGGTAGTGACTCCACTAACTTGGAGAAAGAAAAGCAAGAACTGGTTGAGATGCAAGGACTACTTGACAAAAAACAAGAATCATGTTCTAATATCAACAAGCAGACTGATCATCTTAAAGTTGTCGCTGGTCTGCTCAAAGATGGCGGGATCAAGACTAAGATTATTTCTAAGTTCATTCCCGTCATCAACCAGCGCATCAATAAATATCTTCAAAGCATGGACTTCTATGTGAACTTCACGCTTGATGATAATTTTAACGAGAAGATTCTCTCTCGTTTCCGTGATGACTTCTCTTATGCATCCTTCTCAGAAGGTGAAAAGCAAAAGATCGATCTAGCACTTCTGTTCACTTGGAGAGAAGTTGCTGCACTCAAAAACAGTGTGTCTACAAATCTTCTCCTCTTGGATGAAGTGTTTGATTCATCGCTCGATCAGTCTGCCACTGATGAACTTATGAGAATCCTCAAAGGTCTCGGAGAAAAGACTAACCTCTTTGTTATTTCACACAAAGGAGACGTTCTGTATGATAAGTTTGAACGTATCGTACAGTTCGCCAAAGAAGGAGACTTTTCTGTAATGACGCCTATTCAAGGATGAAACATATAGTTTTTACTCTTCGCCAATGTGACTCCGCTCTCCTAGATGATGAGTCTTACATTCGCAACATGCTGGTTACAGCAGCACAATGTGCAAACAGCACCCTGTTGGGTATTCAATCTCATAAGTTTGATCCTCAGGGTGTTACCGCTATCGCCATGTTAGCGGAGAGTCATATCAGTATTCACACTTGGCCAGAAAATGGAGAAGCAGTGTGCGATGCCTTTACCTGTGGTGAACACACAGATCCTCATGAAGCATTTACATTTATGAGAAAGGCATTACTAAGTAAAAAATGGTGTTACCAGACCATTAAACGACCAGTCGGATGACTGGCACAGACCCCCTAGGATTCCTCCTGGGGGGTCTTATACTATCTGCATACAGACGGAACCCCGATGAACACCCAAGAGATCAAGGGCAACCTCGCCCGCCTGCTTGCTACCGAGAACCTGCTGGTAGAGCACAAACAAGTCCCCACTGCTTCCTTTGATGTTGAGAAGCGTGTGCTGACCCTACCCCTGTGGAAGAAGGCAAGCGATACTGTGTACACCATGCTGGTTGGTCATGAGGTTGGTCATGCCCTCTACACCCCCAACGAAGGTCTTGATGAACTTCCTTGCCCCAAGTCCTATGTCAACGTGACTGAGGATGCTCGCATTGAGAAACTGATGAAGCGTAAGTTTCCTGGTCT